ATCTTGGCTCTGTTAAAAAGTTTTGCCATGATGCGCTCCTACTATGTTAGCGTTAATAAGCCGTTTGTACCAATATCGATAGTAAACGTATCGCCATCATTTAATGTAAGTGATGAGCCATAATCGTAATAACCAACGATTGGATCGGCAGGGGAGGTTGGTGTATCGTTATAAACAACAACATATCTAAAAGCCGCAACAGAACCGCCTGATGCTGTAAGCACTTTATCATCGGCAGATAATTTATAAGTGCCGCCTGTTTGGGTGCTTGTTACGTTTGCTAATGTTCTATCAGAAAGGTTTGTATAACTGATTTCCGTTGCGTTTGCCAAAACACCATTGCCGTCCGTTACGATGCTTGTTCCTGATGCGGGATCAGTCGCACACAATGCAATTTTAAACGTGTCAGCGTTCATATCCATTGCGTTCGCCAGATTGACCACAAAGTCATTTACTTTAGTAAAACTTGCCATTTATCCAAAACTCCTAATTCTCATTCTGTGGCCTGATCCGCTAGACTTGGCCTGTTGGTCTTCCATGTTTGTACCACTTATCGCGTTTTGATACAACTCTGCCCAGACTTTCGTCCTGGCGTCTTCACCTAAGTACGGAGCACTGTGCGTTAAAGCCCCATAAAGGTAAATATCTGGGTAATAAGTCAAAACCCAATTTGTTGCAATACTACTACTTAATGCCTCTATTCTTTCGTAGTAAAGCATCTCAAGTGTGTAGTCTTGATCTGGCGTCGGGTAAACTTCAAAAGCTCCATCGACAGATGCATAAAATCGTGGAGTTCCTGAGGCATTACTTTGAGATCTTTTGTCCATTAACTCGCTGAGAGTTATCAGCTCCATTCTGAATTCTGTAGTACCCGTCAACATCAGGCGTATGCCCTCGATAAAATCTAGTGGGAAAGCTGTGTATTGAGTATCTAAGAGAGCTACCTTACGGGTCTCCATTCTCCAGTGCCTGAGGCGTCTATTCATATCGGCCTCGGCTAGAGTTATAAAATCAGGAATAACTGAAGTAAGATCATCACGATTTAAAAAATCTGCTATCGAACTTTTTAAGTCGGTATAGTTTGCAATACTCATAGCGTGCTTTCTCTTGTTCTGGTCCAGGCATTATCGCTATCGTTTAGCCACTTAAATAATGCCTTAGGATCGTCAGCGATACCCTTACGCTTTAGCTCGTAGTATATTGGAAGCGGTATTGAGGCAACTTTATTGACGTCCTTATGTCTCTTATCCATGTTATTTCTTTGCTTTTTATTAGCCTCCACAATTGGCTTAACGTCCATAACTGTCTCAACGACATACTCACCCTTGCCAGTTACGTGCCAGTACTTTTTAATCCCGGTTGCTGGATCATGGCTCCATAATCTTTTCATCTTATATAATTCCTTTTTAAAGGCTATTCCCTGGGAGTAGGGGCAGCAATTAAGCTGCCCCTAAAGCTATTATGATACTGTAAGATCGAACACGCCTGCGTGTCCGGCTTCATTAGTAACCTGTAAGCCCATCTCGCCGAGAACCATTTTTCTGGTTGCGTCACCAGTTTTGGCTAGATCAACGGTCTGGATAGGACGTAGAACAGCGATTTCTGCTAACTCTGGGTCTAACAGAAAACAGTCCCTTTCTCTTTGAAAAAGGTTAACTACACAGGATAAGCTACCGAAATCGCTCAAATAAACGTCAGCAGCCCCAATAATCGTAGTTGGACCATCACTTGGAGCCATGTAGCGCTGTGCAGCAATACCAGCAAAGCCTGATACTTTGGTTTTGTTGAACGGGCCAGTCATCATTATTGATGGCTTACCGCCAGCGGTAAATGCTAACTGCATTGCGCTTTTTAACATAGCCTCAGTAAAGACCCTTTGGGTCCCGTCAGTACGAGCATCGGTTCCGTTACCAGTTGGACTTGCAGGGCTACCAGCAGTACCCATAATGTCGTTAGTTGCAATCCATGCACCTAAGCCAGCGGTTTCCCGTGGTGTAGAAGAGTTCCCGGCAACGGCGGCATTATTATCCGTGAAAACTGCCTCGTAGTCTCTGCGAAGTTCTCGTCCTCGCTTCGCCAATTGCATCGCCATTTCATCCGATCTTCCGGCCAACGACTGGTCAGATAGGTTGTCGGCAACGATAGCTGTTCTACGCAAAATGTGCGTATAATTACCGACGCGAGTTGTTGCAGATGTACTGTCGAAAGTGTTTCCAACATCATCGCCATCAGCTCTCGGCGTTTTTGAAACAGCGTTTAATGAGTCAGTCTGCCACTCAAAATATGTGTTAGAAACATTGACGCTTCCAAGGTTACTTTGCAGTGGGACTTCTTCGGGGGAAATTGACGAAATTACGTCAGATAATTGCTCACGAATACCTTTGGCGTCAAAGGATGTGAACGTATTGGTAGTTATAGCCATTACAGCCTCCTAGAGTAAGTGTTTAATTGCGGCAGCGGCGTCAGCCACTTTGCCAGTTTGACGTGCGCGTTGTAGCGCTTGTTTTTGCTCAGTCTTAGGCTTTGGCTGCGTGTTTCGAGATCCAGCTCTTAGAGTTCTGGGCTGTGGCTTCTTAGGCTTAGTCTTTGCCTCCGTCGCTTTAGTCTGCCCTTTTTCATACAGCATGGCTTTCCTCGCTACTTTTACAAGTGTCGCATTTTTTAATCCGCTAATATCTTGCTCTGAAAATCCTTCCCCAAGGAGAAAGTCTCGAACCTGTTTAGCTTCATTCGATGCAACTTTTGTATCGCGCCACTCCGGGATTAAGTCGGGCAAAATTTCTCGCTGCTGCGCTTGGTATTGCAATTGGTAATTTTCTCTACGCTCTGCTTCAACCTGTTGCATTCGCTGACGCTCGGCCTTAACCGCATCAATAGAAGCTAGTCGCTCCTTTTGCTGTGTCTGCCAAGCACGTTCTGCCTTCCTTGCCATGTTAGGATCCTGATCATACAGAGTGTCCCAATCCGGCTCCGGCTCCTGTTGCTCTAGTCTATCCTGCAAAGCAGGAAGCATTTGAGCATATTGAGCACGCTCACGCTCCATCTCAATTGCTTGAGCTTCTACTGATTTTTTGTATTCAGAGAGCTCTTGAGTTTTGCGTGTATAATCTCTTTGTCTTAGGTTTCCGCGTCTGAGTTCTTCAACAGTTATCTCCTCGCCGTCTACTTCGACTACTTGTCCAAGTATGTCCAGAGATGCGTCTTCAAATTCTTCTGCTTCCTCTTCAACTTCAAGACCGTCTTCAGATACTTGCGTATCCTCGGACATTTCGACTTCTTCTACTTGTTCCTCAAATTGTTCAGCTTCAGTAGTTTCAGTCTCAAGCGCAACTTGTTCCTCCGTCACGGTATCCTCTTGGGGCGTTAGTAAGGCTTTAATTGCATTTCTTGCGGTGTTCAGATCAGTCCCATTAGGGTTGTTGGCTTCTGACATTGCTTAACTCCATTATGCGCTATTTTCTATTTTTTTCAATAGTCGCGTTTTGTTTTAATCTGTGAAGCATTGTTTTTACATTTTCAATGCCACACGCTCTACCAAAAATAACCTCCCGGCCATCCTTGTCACTGGGGTCAGACTTTTTAAATTCTTCCCAGATCTCTGCTTCCAGCTCATCCATAAAGCGAGGTAATTCTGTATCTAGAAGCCTGTCAGCCTCCGCCCCGTCGTCTATGACTTGCTGTCTAGTTTTCTTTATCATCTACAGCACCTTTTAAAACTTCAGCCTGAGCCTTCATAACTTCACGATTTATCGCTAGCTCTGACCTAATTTTTTCTACGTTTAATTGTGTTCCGTATTTAGCTTTCATTTCTTCAGCTTTTACAAACAAATCGGCGTCAAGCTCATCTCTCTTACGGTCATCTTCCATTGTCATTTTATCGCGCTCTAAATTAAGTTCCGCCGCCTTCTTCTGAATGTCAGCCTGTATCTGCTGTATTTGAACGGAAATAAGCTGCTCATTAATATCTGGCTTATCTTCTTTTGGAGGCGCTTTAAATTGCGCCGGGTCACTCCAGAATTGAGAAGTATCCTTAAACCCGGCAAGCTCAGTCATAGCCTTCAGTGTATTGGAAAGCTTATTAATGTCAGTCAGTGGGTTTACAGCTCCCATAGTCTGCATTGCTTCTTTTTGCATTTCGCCAATCTGCTTGAGCATCATCATACGCTCAGTGTCTGTGCCACGCCCAAGAGCGACACGGACAGACACGTCCATATTACTATTCCAAGTACGGGGATCTATCGGCACGAAATTATTAGTCAACCTAACCATTCGAGGCGCGTCTTGGTGCGTGGTTAATAAATGTAGAACAATTCTATATAGCTGCTTCATACCAGTCTCGGCAAATACACGCGCAATTAGTTCTATGTGTTGCTGTGCGGCGCTCACAGTGGCGTTAACGGCTGCCGCCGTTGAAGACTGCAAGGCTCCAGCGTCGAGCCCTGCTGAGGCTTTAGAGATGCCTGTACGAGCCTCTTTAAGCTCATCCATATACTTTAAGACCGGGAATGCCTGTTGGCCGACAAATGGCATACTGAGCATTTGAACGGCTCCGTTTTGCCTCTGGCGGATTATGGACCCAACTTCAGTTGACATGGCGTCGTCTAAATTAACCATACCCTCGGTAATTGCCATGCGTGGGTGAATAGACATTGAAAGACTGTCTAGAGTATTACGCATAATAGAAGATTTAATTTTTTGTATATCCATGACGGCGTCAGCGACACTCATTCCAAAAAAGTCGTGTGCCTCTGGGTCCGGGCAGAATACTGCGAATGGAACGACTGAACACGGCTCGTTCATTAAAATGACGCTCTCGTCTCCTACAGAGCAAATTTTTCTTAGCTCTGCTATGCCATCTCCGTCGTAGTCTACTTTTATGTAACTTTCGACATATAGCACTTTTTTCATTGCAGGATCGTTACGTTCACTCATTTCACTAGTTAAAGATTTATTCCTAGTGTATCGCTCTATATTGCTTTCCATGTCGTCGTAATTTGCCCCGGCGTCTGATACGACGTCGTAGTCGTATCCCATAGCCACAAGTTCTGATACTGTCACAACTCGACGATGACCAATATATGACGCCTGATCTAATGACTTACTTTCCCGTGAAATTAGGAACTCCTCAGGTGGCACGGCCTCCATCTTAATTCTCCCGTCCGGGTGCGTGTAGGTTGCCCTAACTGAGTGCACCATCGGAGGCGGTAAAATTTCGCCCGTCATCGGATCCATCATAGGTTCACCAACCGGCTCAGATGCTTGTATTTGCACATCAACGTCAGCGTCTGACATGAGAGCAGCTAGAGCATTATCGTCTAACCCGGTCCAGTCGTGCGTCTCAAATTTTGTCTGATCATCCCAGTAGCATTTTAATACGCCTACTTTACGAATTAACGCATCCTTAAAGGCTGCGTGCATCTGCAAAAAACCGTCGTTATCTCTGTTGATAACGTACCGGGCATAATCCGTCGCCTGCTTTGCAGCCTCTATGTCCTCAGGGCCTTGAGGCGCGTATTCCACCGTATTCTCAGTAGAATTAAAAATACGCATCAAGGATGGCATGATGGCCTGCACGGTATCCCGGACATCCATACTTACAATTTGAGATCTACCGGCCTCTTCATTGCCAAAGGGATCGCCTCGATAATATTCAGTTGCTGTGGCGCGTAACGGAGATACCCAGTTATCAATAAAATCAATTGCGTCGTCTATCTCTTTTCCTACGATGCCTTTCAGCTCCTCATCGTCCATAATGTTAGGATCGAGTTCAGCTTCCAGCTCTTGCACGAGTTCGTTTATTTCATTTTCCATCTTACTCGCCTTCCTCATTTTCTACTTGCGATAACAGGCCAAGGCCAGCTAGACCAGCCATTATATTTGGATCATATACGTCTTTAAATTTTGCAAATCGGCTCTTTATTACCGCCGGGTCTTTAATAGTTCTGTCAACTAACATAATGTTGCTTATGTTTTCTTTTGTGAAAGGAGCATCAATACCACGTAAATATGTTTCCATGACGCCTCCTGCGCTGTTATCCATGCCCTCTACAAGATTAATATAAGGAATATTAGTGTATCCTTTATCGGTTAGTTCTTTTCTAAATAAATCTACACCTGTATCCAAATCAACATTTTTTGCGTCAGCGTATGCGTTCATAACTTCCTTAACGCCGTCTTCTGTTAAAACTGTTTTACCGTCTATAACTTCTGTCATGTCAAATCTTAAATCTGGTTTAATGCCAAATTCTTTCAAATCTTTAATTTCAAATGGCTTGTCCGTTCTTATTTTTAAAGGTAGCGTCATACCCTCTTCTTTTTCCATTACATCTCTTGCAAATTTAAATCTATCATTAGCTTGATCAGCAGTTCCAACATGGACGCCTAATCTATCAAACCTTGAGGCTTTTGCTGACTTTGAAGGTGTAAAAGAAGGTGGTTTAATAATATCGCCTAGCATTTCATTTACTCTCATAAAGTGAGCTGCATCCTCGTATTCAACTTTAGGCTTTTGATCAAATTGACCGCCTGTAGACAAAGTAATATTTTTTAATGGTCTTTTAGGATTTCTCAATGGTGCATTTTTATATAGCTGTTTAGCTCCAAGCCCACTTAGCCCAAGATCTAGACCGGCAAAGCCTGTATTTACTGCGGCGTCGCTATAGTTACCAGCTCTAAGATCTTTGACGGCCTGACCGCCTGACATTGCTCCAGCAGTTAAGGGTAGGATGTTAGCTAAACCGGCGTTATCAAGATAATTCAAAATGCCGGACTTGGGTTGACCAAAAGCCCCGGATCCGGTTCCCGGATTAGCTCCACCAAATATTCTTCTTGACGTATCTTTACCAATATAGGGCGTGAGAAGGTCAGTCATGTTCTCTGCAAAAGTCGTATCTCTAGGTATTAATTGTGGTCCTCCAGGATTTCTCCTAGATATTTCCATCATCTGATCCAGTAAAGAATAAGACGGTCCAAACATTGGTCCGGGGTAAGATTTCACAGCCATAATCAACGCCTCTTTCTTATTCGAGCCCCAGCCGGGCCTAGATTTATACTGTCTATATCAAACTTATCACCTAAAATAAATTTTAAGTAATCTCTTAATTCTTGTTGGGTAAAACCTTTTTGATAAGTATCCCGGCCAGTTATCACCGACGTAGGCTCTGGGCCCATGCGTGGGTTCTTAACATCCATAACATCCTTGCCCCTAGTCGTTATAACTCCACGTCCTCCCGGGCTCATAACTCTACCAATGTTTTCAACTATATCGTCTCGTATGGGTCTGGGGACAACATTTAAAACATTTAAGTTAGTCAACATATCAAAATAATTAGACGGAATATCGCCAGCGTTGGTAAAGTCAGGCTTAAAAGACTTTTGAGGCAGTGGCTCGTAACTCTGAAATCCTAATCTTTTAGCTCCCAATCCCAATCCGGCTCCAAAGTCGAGCCCAGACTGACCATCACCTAAAAGGGGACGCGCCTTTAAATAAGTAGGCAAGGTATTTGGTATCTGCGTTCTCATGGCATTTTCTAGAGGCGGCAAATCTATTAAAGCGGAAAGTAAATCTTTTTTCTGCTTTTTAGTAGCGCCCTTTATAATTTGACCAAGTATACCAGATATTGAGCCTGTCATATTTTAACGCCTCTGCATATAATTTAAGAGATCCGTTTGCATATTCTGAGGCATTGATGCTGCCGCTGTGAGGCCGAATACAGGAATGCTTCCCTTTACCATACCCTTGACTACCTCCTTAGGTGTCAGGCCGGTGATTTTACTAGTTCTCTCAATTGCCTCGTTTACAAACTGGATCATAGGTTTGCCCGTCTTACCCGTGCCTCCGTGCCACATAACCCCCTGAGCCTCTCGAGGTTCAGTGCCAAATTTATCTGCTAATTTATGAACAGGCTTTTCGGATAGACCATAAGTCCCCGGGGCTGGTACGTTTCCTCCAAATGCAATTCTAGACATTTGCTCGTCCATAGTGGACCTGTCTCCAGCGCCTAAGAAATTTGTACTAAAGTTAAACCTTTTAGGGTTTGTTTTTGGATCAATTAATCCACCTTGATTTCTTAACTTTTGAGCTTGTTTTACATTAGTAGATAAAAATCTTCCTCCAATTGGATAAGGATATTGATTAGCAGCCTCAGGCAAGCCAGACTTTTTAAAATTCATAAAATTTTCAAACGTAGCAGCTCTGAGATTTGCTGTTGGATCCATACCTCCGGTCCAAGATGCCATGCTATCAGCAAACATTTTTTTAAACATTTTCTCGCCAGTGCCGGATCCATACTCATCAATAAATTCTTTTTCGAGCTGGCCCATAAAATACCATTTATCGCTATCTGGTATATCTAATCCCTTTAGGTATGCCTCCTGTAAATTTTTAAAAGCCTCAGGACCACCATACATTTTTTCGTATTTTGCGATAGTATCAGGCTTGGCTGGCATAATATCTAAGGTTTGATTTGGTGCGGCAGCCTCAGGATATTTTGTTCGATCAACGTCAAATCTTTTTGATACGTCAAAAAATGGCTCGTATTCACCCTCGTTAATAAGTTTTTGAATTTTTGCCATTTCTTTAGTCAATGTTTTTTGCTCGGGAGATGGAACTTTTTGATCAAAAATTTTACCTGTATTTTTATCAATAGTTTTTACTGGAGGAACAACCTGAGGGTATCTTCCCCGTAAAGCAAATCTTAAAACGTCATCTAATATACTAGCCATCACCACTTTTCCTTATTTGCCCAATAGGCTGCTGACATTTTGCCTTTGGATATGTTTTTTGCGTGTCTCGCCTTAAAAGATTTACGACGCGCCTTGTCTTTCGCCGTCTTTGGCGACTTCCCGGCTCCACTTACACCCTGCTGCCCGAAGCGAATTGTCTTAACTTTCTCGCCCTCCTTAGCCACGACGACGTGACTTTTCTTTGGGTGATTGGGCGTGCGCTTCGGCTTGTTAAAGCCGCTGACGCCAGCCCGGGCTAGTCGTGGATCTTTTTCCTTACTCATTTAAGCGCCGGGGGTAGATTATTAAATATGCTCATCGGAGCCCGGAGGGGCATTGTCGGCATTTGCGGAGCTTGCGACGCTTGCTGATTGTAGCCCATTGGCCTGACGCCAAGTAAATTTAGAAAAATACTAGATGGGCCTCCCTCAAATCTGGGACCACTTTCTCCGTAGCCAAAGCCTCCACCGTCGAAGGCATCAGTCAAATCTCTCCGCATCTGAACACCGGCAAGTCTAAATGGACCGCCCCTGACCGGGTATCCCTCGCTCTCGGCGAGTGAGGCATATCTGTCAGCTTGTTCATTAGGGTCAAAGCCCATATTTCTATATGAGCCAGTTGGGTCCATTCGAATACTATTCTCTGTCGCGTCATAATACTCTTGGGTTCTATCTTTCATCCCAAAACCCATAGCTAGTGCATCTAGCAAACCAATTGTCATTTTTTAGACCCCTTCGTTGTTTTCCAGCTTATGCGCTTCGGTCCAGTTTTTCTTTTTGCCGCCTTTTTGGCTGAGGCTGTTTTGGCCTGACTTGCAGGGCGACAGGCCGGATACGGCCTACCCTTATCTTTCTTAGACTTTGTGCGTCCACACTTTTTACCAGTCTTAACATCGCGCCAGTCCTGCTTAAACCACTTTGTTAATCCTCCGGAAGACTTAGGCATAAGTACCGCCGCGCTTTTTGTATTCTCTAACAAGCCACCCGTTTGCATATGCAGACGGATAGACTTTAAATTTTTTCTTAGCCTCAGACTTTACCCGGGAGTAAAGTTTTGGATTTTTAGGCTTTGGGCTCGAAGACTTTTTTCTAGCTCCCTTTACGGCCATTACTTTTTAGCCTTTTTATTGTAGCTAATTTTTTTTCCTGACTTTTTAGCTGCCTTCTTTGCAGCCTTCATTCCCTTAGTATTGTATGCGTATGTTTTACCGCCGACTTTTGGCATGATAAGCCTCCTTCATAAGTTTGCCCTATAATACATTATTTTTAAGTTAAATAAACCCCGTGCGTGGGAGGACACACGGGGGAGCTCCTAGGGCTCTACGGCAAGAGGGAACCTACCGCTAAATATATTGTGCCATTAATAAGCTTTTTTTTCAATTTGTTTCCCAGGTAGTGTATAATCAATGCCAAGAGCAGGAGTTAATGATGCCGTATAAAGATAAAGATAAACGTAAAACATACAGCAGATCTTACGGTATGAAGTGGTATCTCGAAAATAGAGAAAAAGTTTTAGCGAGTAATAAAAAGCACGTCCAGAAGCACAGAGAAAAATGGTGGGAATTCAAATCAAAATTAAGATGTGAGAAGTGTGCTTTTTCTCACCCGGCGGCAATTGATTTTCACCACCCGGATGCAAAAGGAGATACAAAAGTCAGTCACTACGTATCCCACAAGCAGTGGAAGCGTGCGTATGAGGAAGCCGCAAAGTGCAAAATATTGTGTGCAAACTGTCATCGCATTTTACACTACGAAGAAAAAAAATCGTAAGTTATTGATTTCCCTGGATATTTAGTTGCATTATTAACTTGATGTTAACAGAATAATAACATACTATCTTAGTATAAGTTAACCAAAAGGAAATTTTAAAATGCGTTTATATCAAAGTAGCACCGGTCAATGGTTTGGAACACAGAGGGACGCCCAACGTGGCGCTCCTCGCGACTGGCGTGAGGTTGAAGTGCCAACCTCAAAGCAGGATCTCATCAACTGGCTAAGTGCCGATAAATCGTGCTCATCAACTCAGGATACTGTAGAGCAATCTCCTATCAGTGAGGAGCCGCGTCCAGAGTTATTATCGAAACACGCTGCAAGCTGGGTGGCTTGGGCTCTCGATAACTTGGAGAGAGGCGACACTACGTCGGCTAAGGAAATGCTCAAGAAGGGCTTAATAATTCAAAGGGAGGTATCATAATGTCAAATAATCCAAATAGCCTATCGAACCAAACAGAGTTTTTTCATAACATCATTGCTGATGCATTGAGTTACCTCGACGGCACAAAATTTGAAATGTCTAAGGAGCAAAAGCAAAAGGCACACGACGTGCTAGTCGTTAAGGCTCCTAACAGACGGAGCAATTGTAGCCGGGCTGGTTTTGATAGCATAATAATTTGCACGACTTACTGGCAAATTGAAAACGTCATCAGCGGTAAATCCCGGGGCAGCAAGGCCAGGTTCAAAAAGATGGGCTATATCAAGCCAGGGCACTACTACTGGAACGAGTACTGTCACTTCGATGCTAACCCTAGTTGTGGCGGTATGCACGTCAAAAAGGGCGACATAGATCACGGCAATCTGATCCAAGTCTTGCACGAGCTCTCGCACTTTGTTCAGTATAATCTGTATTATAGTGACCCGGGGAACTGGGGTAAATATATGCGTAAGGCGCACGGTGACGGCTTCAAGGATATTTACTCCGTGCTTCGAGAGAAGTTTTGTAATGACCCGGTAGTTCGTAAAGTCTGCATCGCCCTATGGAGGGCCGGGTTTAAGGGTGACTTAAATTGGGATCAGCGTATGGCTGCCCAGAAAATAGCTAAGGAGGTGGCGTAATATGACAGATATGATAGATATGATAGCTCTTTGCAGTTACCACACTTGTTATAACTTTTTTACTTTAGGACGGAAAAAGAAATTTTGCAGCCAGATTTGTGCGGATAGAGACGGTAAGAAAAACTGGAAAATTCGTAATAATCAAAAAGTGCGTGAAAGTGAAAATAAAAGAAGAGCTGAAAGATACAGGGAGGATAAAAATTTTAGAGAAGCAGCTAAATGCAGATCAAGTAAAAATTGGCACGCAAAAACAATAGAAGAAAAAAGATCGGTGCAAAGAATAAAAATGCCGAAAGAATACTTTAGAAATTACCACGCAAATAGATCAAGGAATAATATATCATTCAGAATAGCTGGGTCATTACGTGCAAGAGTTAGAGAGGCAATAAAAAATCAGGGAGGTAAAAAATCAATTAAGACTATGCGACTTGTCGGATGCTCAGTGTCAGAACTGCGTAATTATCTTGAGAAACAATTTACTCAAGGCATGACATGGGAAAATTACGGCGATTGGCACATTGACCACATTAAGCCGTGCGTCTCTTTTAACTTAGAAAAGGAACAAGATCAGCTAAAGTGCTTTAACTTTAAAAATTTGCAACCGCTTTGGGCTGAGGATAATTTAAGAAAAGGATCTAAAATATGAAAAATACCTTCGCTCTATTTATTGACAATGGTGACGAGTGGATGCTCGTCGCCAAAAATAAGAAGAAGAAAAATTTGCAATTTAGTTTTTATAATGACTGGAATGGATATATGCATCCAAAGTACAAAAGATATTATGATAAAAACGATGGCAGGATTATCGAAACTGACGGGTCAGATAAAGAAATAAATGAGGCAATCCAAATATTAAATAAAAAAAATATTACCGACTAGTAAATTTGCAAAATTTTTATGTTACAGTTAAATTATACAACCGGGAGAATTGTAATGGTAACAAGTAAAGCTAATAAATATTTTACGCCTATTAACGGTAATGCTGCGAGAGTAGTCTTATCGAAGGGCACTCACTTCACGCCTAAAAAAGAATTTAAAAACGTCTACAAGGATCCGATGTATTTTAGAAAATCGGATCACACGGCGCTGGGCGACGAGAGAAAACTCTATAATGAAATGGTGGGTAAAAAAAATGGACGCATAACCGTTCTGGGTAAAGATTTAAATACGAAGAAAAATTGCAACGGAAGTATGTGGGTATGTAAATGCGCGTGCGGAAATTTTTTGCTGCTTAGATCTAAAGGAATTAAAAAGGGTCAAATGCAGGATAGATGCAACGAGTGCCTATACATACAGGAGCTGAGGAACAGATAAAATAAATGGGTAAGCCGTGAGTGCCGGTGGTTTTAAGTATTTTTCACCAAACCGCGTGCAGCTAGAGCCTCGTCTCCTTTTCTTGGTGATCTAGCAAAAGGGCCAGTTTGATCAACTGGTCCTTTTTTATACAATACCTAGGATCTCTCGACGCAGCGGCTTATTCCATGAACCTGAGGAGCTCGTGCCATACGCCATAGTCGTCATTTCATTTGCTAATGAAAGACAAACTGCATCAGCTCTATCGGGTGAGTTAATGCCTCTCTTTTTCATAGCCTCCTTGCTCTCGACTTGTATCTTGCCTGAGCTGGTAAAGTGATACCGGGGAGCTGCCAGCTCCGCCCACAGCCTGTCATCGTGAGGTATCTTAACGTCCATACCCTCCAGCCAAGCCTTACACTTAAACCAGAGCTCTGCGCGTAAATTTATGTATGTCTCCCTCTGGACGGATCTCTCAGATACGTTCAAGCCTCGAGCCGGGAGACCAAGCTCCCTAAGTCGATCCAATACACCGGCCCCCAAGCCTACGCTATCGACAATGATCTCGACGGGCTTCTTAGACGAAGATACGGCATCATATTCAGCCTTCACAGCCCCAGTCAATTGCATCAAGTCTAAATTGTTCCACACGGTCAGTGGGTGAATTACCGGGCCCTGGCGCTTACATAAAACGGAGCTGTCATTCCCCTGCCGGGCAACATCAAGAGCCCAAATGGAGACAGTGTCCTCGTGGATCTTTACGTCGTTTTTCATGGCGTGATCAATTAAAGATACCGGGACAACTGTGTCACTCTCAGACGGAGGGAAATTTCCAAGCACGCGCACATGGTACGCCGGGCTATCTTCTCCGTAACGATTTTTCATGTCATTAATGAAGTCTTCGGATACGCGATTACTGTCAACGCAGGATACGTGCATAGTATGCCAATTTTCTTTCAGTCGATTGTGCGTATCATAAAAAAAGCCAGTATTCCGGGTGGGGTTTCCGGTCAATACGGTAGTCGAGTGAATGCCCGACATTGAACCGCTGGCCGCCTCGAAGACGCTCTCCGGGATGCCGCTGCTCTCATCAGCCAATAAAAGCGTGCTCGGTGAGTGCACCCCTGCGAGTGCCTCCGGCTGCTCCTGCCTCGACGTCCGACACGATATAAACGTGCTCTCCGGGGCGCTCTTGAGCTCAATGCGATCACTCTTTATCTCGAGTAACTCGTTAAATGGAGGCTTTAGACGTTTTGCAATATTTTTCATTTCAGCGAAACAGGCGTCAAAAAGCTGTGCAGAGGTGGGGGCGGTGACAACTGTCTTCGATGGCACTCTCATTAATACGTGCCAAATGGCTGCCATTGCCACGGCTGAAGATTTCCCCACGCCGTGTCCCGATCTGCAACTGACACGTCTAATCTTTGGGTCAGCGACGGATTGTAAAAGCTCACACTGCCACTCGTCGGGCTCCATGCCTATTACTTCCCTGGCGAATTTGACGGGATCGTGTTGGTATCTTTTCATTAATTTTAAAAATGGATTGCTGCTCATTTTCTATGTCTCTATCTGTGATGGGGTGGTTGCAAAAGCCGGGGCGCGAACAAAAAGTAAGGGGGGGCTAAAAATTGTTTTCGCATAATAGTTATTATGTTAATTTTATTATGTAATGTAATCAATGACTTAGCGAAAACGCCCTCCCGAAATGCACGAAAACGACATCAATAATGCATGAAAGTTGACATTTTTGCCGACTTTTGACACGCGCACGCGCACACGCGATTGTGACCTAGTCTGCGAAATCACGGTTCAACTTCCTCAGCTTCGCCTTCGATAACATCGCCAAGTAATTGAGCTGCTTGCGCGTGCAAATCATTAACACTTATGTTTATTGCCACGTCCCTTTGTCTCGTATCATATTTATGATTAAGCTTACTTGCTATCCATTTATCAGTATCAACTTTCAATCTCGATACATTAACATCCTCAGGCTGCGCGTTCTGAGCTGTGTCAACTGCACGCTCTGCATAATAATTCCCGGCTTCTGATAATGCCTGGTCATATCTGCCTCTCCTGCCTTCGACAGCGTCTAGCCACACAGCGAATAGCTTATAGCCAACATCAAACTCTTTCATAAGAGATCTGACTGAAGTGCCTGTAGATATTCTATCAAGCACCTCATCCTCTCCCATCTTTTCTATTACAGAAATTTTAGCCTTACCAACTTTACCTACCATCTGATCCTATCTCCCCGGCCAAAGCTGAATACCCACAAATATCCACCCAATGATCTGCCTTATCAGGCGATACCCTAATCCTAGATATTTTAAGCAACACCATCATTACAGCCACATCGATGTGACCTATTTCGTAGCCAGTGTAAGCTGACCATAACTTCGCAGTATTCTCAAAGTTTTCTCGAGCGTCTCCATAATCAGCATTGCGATCATTATTAATGACCTTCATGGCTTCCTTTAATATTTCGTCTCTATCCATTTTTACCACGGTATCTCATCCCCTATTGACCAGTCGATTGATTTATCCACGCCATCCCTAATGACGGTTGTTATTTCTGCCTTTGGAAAACTATCGTAAGCAGCCTCCAAAAATTTAGCCGTAAAATCATTAGATAATATTCTAGCAACATCCTCGAAACTGTAAACTATCCAGTCCTTGTACTTCTCACGTAGTATGTGAGCATTCTTAGATGCAATACATACGATCCTACCGCCCTCGAGCTCGACGCAATAACAATCCTCAGCCGGAGGTTTATGCCCGGCCTCAATTGCAGTCTTCTCCAATACTTCCCAAGCCCTCATAAGTTGCCCGGCGATTTGATTAGTAGCCATGACATCGTTAGCCTCTACGGCGTAACCTAGTGCCTCGTAAGCAGCCTCAAAACGTCCAGCCATTTCTGGCGGCACGAACGTAGGCAATGTATCACCCCACTTATTAACTTTTTCCCGGGCAATATAATCCAGCGGTTTAAGCTGGCCCCAGACTTCTGCTTTAATAAGCGGAGCGCCGCCCTCAGGTCTACCAAGTACATCACGTCCCTTTCTCTTTGCTTCAGCTAATGTAACACGTTTACTTTTCTTTTTCACTACCATGACAACTATTCTCCTCAGTCGTTTTATATATCCGCCTCACTCCCTCCTTAGTTACGTATATATATACGTATAACTAAGGAGGAAGGGTTTTGCGGTGTTTTCTCCTCAGTGTAAGCACTCTTCCTCAGTCGCAATTTCGGACTGAGGAAACGCCTAATCAGTGTAAAGTCGGAGCACTCCTCTCCACTTCCTCAAGTAATAATCTGAAGTATGTGAGATCCGCAATTCCATCGTCGCAGGCTCTCATCGCCTCACTCCTGCTCTTATTGACAAATATGTCAGCAGTCTTCGGGTTGCTATGGTTCCACTCAATTTCGTAGATTTCAGTGTCATCGTCATATACAAGCCTGGCGATTACTTCATATTCTTTTTTATTCATAGTCCTGCCTCTTCTCCTGTTATCCATGCGCCGACGCCGACGACTGTTACGTCTCTCCCCTGCCTTTTATCGTAGACTGGCTCCAACCTTAAAACGTCAGTCGCCAGCCACTGCTTAACTATAGCACGAATTTTTGCCTTCTCGTGTTTCTTTTCCGTGTCCAAGTCTAAAACTTGTGCCACTGCATTTCCTACCCACATATTAGCCCGGATGTTTTCTCTGTACGGATCCTCATTTTCCAGCGCCTCACCGACTACTCTCTGCGCCTTCATTGCATCTTTAACTGTCACGCCATCGAACAAGTCAGGCATTTTAAACGCCACTGCCACGCCGACATATTCCCCATTGGGAAGTTGCACGCCCTCCATGCGCCTGTACACGGCCTTCTCTGCTGGCGGAGCCAAGTTAGCCTTGCCGTCGTCAACACGAAATATACCCAGGCTCTCCTGCTCACTGACGCCCAATTTCAGCGCGTCCTCCTGACTTACTTTGTTAATAACTCTCGCAGCCCTCGCGGCTCCTATGAGTGACCCTGCGCCCCGGACACTATCCACCGTCGCGTCGTCGCCGTGCATTTTACGTATGTGATGCGTCAACACAAAAGCGCAATCCGTCTTATCTGCAATCGCCCTGACGCTGGCTATCGCCGCATTCATTGCCACGTTGTCATTTTCGTTTATTTGATTTGCGCCCACCCACGGATCTACAAATACCATACCAATATTGTTTTGCTCTATCTTATCGGCCATGTAATCCCTGAGCTCCTCGTCTACGTCGAGCCCGTCCCGGGATTGTTTTGCGAATATAATTTTTAGATCTCTCCCGGCGTCGAGAAATAGTTTACCTTTTATGTCTTTTCCCTTGACGCCGTAGTGCATCATTGCAGCCGCCACCCGTCGCTGCATTTCCTCCAGAGGATCCTCGAGGTTAATGAGCCAAACGTTGCACCTCTCGTGGACTTCGTCCTCGATCAGAGACTGCCCCGTCGCAATCGACAGTGCCTCAATTGTCTGCATGGAAGTCTTACCAATGCCACCAGCAGACGCCAACACCGACACATTAGAACGAATGTAGTGACGGCCATAGATCCAACGCCTCGCTGGGATCTTCGCCGGGTCAATGGGATCGTATGGCGTCGGCCACTGCCTCTCGGCCTCGATGCTCTCCTGTTTCACTTGCGCTACCGGCTTTGCCAGTGTCAGCGCCTCTCGAAGCTTATCCTCGCCTACTTCCTGTAGGTAGTCGTTTGCATCGACGACGTTCTCAACGCCCAGCTCGTTAAACCTGACGACGTACACAGACGTGCTACCGTCGCCACTTAGGACGTCTGCACACTTGTCTACATCTAAGTCGGGATCGGCGCATATCGTTACGTCTGAGGCTCTAGGTACATTGTAAGACTGCATTCCGGCCTTACCAAATGTACACACGATAGCAGCCTCTACTTTGTCTTTTGTGGCCTGGTGTATTGACAGTGCATCCTCCGGGCCCTCAACCATAATGATTGCAGCCCCGTCGTGCTCGTCTCCAATACGCATGACATTACCGGCTATTACGCCTCGGCTATATTTGGATATACCATTGTGTATACGTTTCTTTCCCTCCGGCGTTAAAAGCACGGCCTGTATGCCCTGCACTTCTCCATTCGAACTAAGCGCCGAAAATATGATTGCTGGCCCGTCATATACATTAGGGCTAAATCGCGCTACATTCGATGCTGTAGACGCTCTCAGGCCCCGTGAGTTGAGATATAAAAGCGCCGGGCGCACTGCGTCCTTATTATCCCGGCTTATCGGTACGGCTCTATCCCACGCCTCCTTAGCCTTTTTGATTTTATCTTTTCTTGTCTCCTGATCTCGTACCAGCATTTCGTTACTGGCTAATCGCCCAATTAATCTGTCGAACTCAGATACCGTGTAAGGAGTTGTATCTGAATTTTCTAAAATTTTTGGGTTGTCACCGCCACGCTTAAACCCGGATCCTATTGTGGCCTTGATCTCTAAGTCGTGTAGGCCGACTGACTTTGCAGCCGTGTGTAATTCCATAATGGCTAAATCTATGTTAGACGGGGCCAAGTGTGCGTGCCTGCCCAGCGCATACGCAGCCTTATTGAGTGTCTCGTTTCTGCCGCCCTTTAAAGTAAGTGTGACGTCGCTGACGGCACTCTCCTTTACCTTTTGAAAGTATGCTTCAGACATTTTTTCTCCCTTAATTTATTAATTTTATTGACTTTAATCCTGGGAATAGCCCCGGGTATTTCACCGGGGCCATCGTTTTTAGAAACCGAAATCTTTCTTCTCGGTAGCCGGAGCAGACGGTGCAGCCGGGGCCTCATAACTCGAGGCAGCGATTGGCTGTGGATCTACAGCCTTAGCCTCACCGGTGGGACGGTCAATCCATTTAGCTATGTTAAATCCTACGTCGTAAGAGGTTCCCTTACCTATCACAACAGGAGTTGACGTAGTAACTTGCACGACTGGAATTTTAGTCGCAAAGTTTGGATCTTCTTCTACTTGATTATATAGTTTAGCGATAAACTGGTTTGCACCATAACTATTATTACTAAACTGTGCCGCACGGCCATTGGCCCAGCAATAAACCTCAAAGCCCTTCTTATGTGGCCCACCCTCAGGCTTTTCTACTTGCTGACCCGGTGACGGCCAGGGAAGGAACTCCCTTATTCCCACGTCAATGTGTAGCCACCCTAAAACAACATTTTTAATATCAATGGCAATTCCAGTTCCCATATCAATATCTTCAATGTCGCCCTCAGGCGTTTTAATCGTCCACTTATTCTGTGGTAGATTTACTCTGATGTAAGACATATCAGAGGTTGTTTCACTTTCAAATTTAATTGGCATATGCGTCTCCTGACTATTTTTGCTCTTCAGTGAATTTAAAGGTATACGGCGGTATTTGGATTGTTTGTAACTCCCCATAGTCATACGGCCATAACCCAGTTTTTTGCGCCCAGACAAATCTGTCCAGCGCGTATTCGACGGCGGCCCTGCCCTCTTGCAGAGATCGCTCGTCGAGCTCGTAGACGCCCACAGTATAGGGCGGTCCATTCTTATCGACGGCTATAAATACAAACCTGTCAATCTCGTGACCCTCCAAGGCCATACACATACGATAAAATTGATCCTGTATGTGGTAGCCAAGTTTCCCGGCCTGAGTAGCGAACCCGGCAGGGGATGGGTCTATCGTCGTCTTTAAATCTATTATTGCGGCAATATCTTTTCGCCACGCATCGGGCCTACACCGTAGGTTAGCATTCCTGACCTCATCCTTTACGAAAATGCTGGGCTCAATCATAATATCTCCCGATAATATCTTGGCCGCCTCTTCGTTGGCCCACACGGCCTTAGCCATGTCATGGGCTTGCTTATACTCTGCCTCGGTCAATAGAATTGCCCCGGCAGCCACTGCCTCTTCTCTTCTCTCGGTCCAAGCCTTACCCCGGCGCGTCTCAGGTCCACACCAGACAGTGTTGGATCTGTGAGGCTCTAGGCAGAGCGTGTGAGTAGCCGTGCCTAAGTCGAATGCCTGAGAAGTCTTTTGCTCTGCATACTTGTAGTGAGCTAGGCTCTTCATGGCTATTGTCTTTGCACCAGAGGCGCTGAGTGACGGCTCTAAGTGATACTTTTCGTTTTCCATGTTAGGAATGATAGTCAATTTGTTTACTCCCATAATTAGCAATGAGTAGGGCCTCAGCCCGGTGCTCATCTTTTTTTCTTGTTAATTGAGACGCGAGATCAGGATACCACTGCTGTGCCAGCCGCCTACTCGCGTCCTTGTCTCTCGGTAAATTTAGCGAACGCTTCCAAGAGTTTGCGCTGATAATTGAGAACGGTATCCGGGATAGTGCACAAGTGCTTGTTATCTGTCCAAATGCGTAACCTATTTTAAATGTCGAGACGACGCCCTGCTTAGGCATAGAATGCTGTCTCTCGACGTAAATGTGTTTAACCTTATCGACACTGTAGAGAATGTCAGTGAGAGCCCTCACGTCCACGCCACCCTCGTCGTATGTGGGTAAGTCGTGAACCTCAGCCCATCCCTCCAGGGATACTAATCCAACACCCCCGGTTTTATAACCGCAATCAATGCCAATAATCATACTTCAACTTCTTCCCTTTAGCTTTTGCATCTTTGGCGAATATACCCCGGACGTAATCATTATCAGAGATGCCAAGTTTACTTGCCTCAAATGAAATGTGATCACTTAACTCACTCTCCAGCCTGTAGCCTTTAAGCTTTCGCTGGCGCTTTTTTATTTTTTGTGTCTGCATTAGTACCTCCATTTGTAAGCAACCTGTTAACATCTTGATATTAGTTTCACAACCCTTGCAAGGCTGGGGGCCGTAGCCCCCGTTGATTAACCCCACATTAATGGTTTTTCATCACCAGTAATTGGGCAGTCAAAAGCACCATCAGCGCCAATGTCTTGCTTATAATCCTCTTTAAGAATTTTATAGAACTCTTCTTCGTTCTGCGCTTCGATCACGCCGAAGGTAACTCCGTAGTCGCTTTCTAACTGAAAATGATATTCCTGCATTATGCACACCCCTTAAATAATGGAGAGAATGAAGAAAAGATTTTATTGTAAGAAACAATCTCTGTTAAATGATCCTCACAAAAACATTCTAGATCATATTCATCATCTGAATGATCATTATATAAAGAACGACAATACTCCAATGCAGCTAATAAATCGCCCTCAGTAGTTGGAGCAAACTTTAAAATATTGTCTTTGGCAGTATCAAATGACAAATTTTGTAGATCATCACCTACTGTTAAAAATTCTGGTAAAAGTAACATTTTTTTCTCCTTTAAAACTCTATACTGTTAACTTAATGTTAACACCTACAAATATCAACCCCTATAAAGCATTTATTTTAATTATTTTTAAAATATGTTAAGAAGTAGAAAACGGAGCCTTTATGGAGATAAATATAGTTGACATGGTTTTAGGCTCTGCAATGGCCCTTGGAGTTTGGTGGATACGCTATCAGCACGGGGAGCTACGCAGAGTTACTATTTTATTGAACCGAACACGCGAAGAGCTTGCCCGTGAATATGTTAGTTTACACAGACAGGAAATAGATGTCGGAAGAGTTATTGATAGATTAGATAAACTTGAAGCAAAATTAGATAGAATTTTTGAGGTGAAATAATGGAAAATATGCGTCTGCCTATAGCCCTTGTGGGTGTATTAGCCATGCAGCTCGCCGGAGGCGTGTGGTGGGTGAGCCAACAGGCTGCCACCATTGAAGCACTCACGGAGGACATTGCTGTGCTCACGGCGTCTAACAGCGCCGCTGACAGGACTAATCTTATTCGAGATGTGGAGCAAAATAGTGAAAACATCGAAGAGATAACAGACATTCTTGTAGAAATTTACGAGGATATGGAAGATGAGGATAGTTCTCTATATGCAGAAATTGACCAAATACACGAGGACGTAGGATCTATGGCGTCCCATATGATGGCTATTGTGAAGCTGCAATCTCGCATATCAATCTTAGAAAACACTGTAGAATTTACCCGTAAAGACGGTATTTAATATGGACCCCATCAGCCTGCTTACCACTATAAAATTAGGTATTAGTACCGGCCAGTCTCTCGCTGGCTTGAGTAAGCAGCTTGGGCAATTTTTTGACGCTACCGACAATGCAAAGAAAAAGTTGCAGAAAAAAGGCATTACCAGCTCAGACGTAAATAAAATTAGTATGGACCGATTTGCAAAACTTAGGGCCGCCGCCGACGCTGAGGAGCAGCTCAAAGCTTTTATTTGTGATCCCAGGCAGTCGGGTTTGGGGCCCTCTCATTGGCAGACACTTTTAAAAATACGCCGGGAAGTTTTGCAAGAAAAACGTGAGGCTGAGGCTCAGGCTAGAAGAGACCAAATAGCGAACCAAGAGTTAATGATTACTGTAGTAGGGATAGCTGTACTTCTGGTTGTTACTTTTGTAGGCTGCACCGGCTACCTCCACTACATGGGCTGGCTAAATTTAAGGGATTATTTTCCATGATTTACGTTCTAATATTTTTACATTTTGTAAACACTGACAACCTCAGGTATTACCAAATTGGCTCTTATGGGGATCTTGAGAGTTGCAAAATCGAAAAAGAAAAAGCTAAGATTATGGTAATTCATTCAAGTATGGCTTTAGCGTGCCTCGCCGTAAATCCGCAACAATAGAGAAGAGAAATGGCAAGTTTGCAGCTTATGATAAAAACGGTAAACTGTTAATACTTAGCCACAGTTCCAGATTAGTGAAAGGTTATCTTTATGGACAAGGAAGAGAAGGAAGCTTGGGACTTAAACGGCAACGGAAAAATCGACCCTGACGAGCGTGAATTACTCTTAGATAATAAAAAAAGAGAAATTGAAGACATGGACCACAAGCGCAACGCCCAGTTAAAAATGACGTGGGTGGCTATAAGTGGCCTCATTTTCTATCCGCTTGGCATTGTTGCGGCTTCTATAGCTGGGTTTAATACAGCCGCTGAATTAATTGCTGACATTGCAAATATATATATTGTCAGTGTCTCGGCTCTCGTCGGCGCTTACTTTGGCTTCACAAACATGGGGAATAAAAAATGATAGGTATACTTTCCAGCGTAGCAAACTTAGCCACAACATTTATTGATAGCAAGGCCAAGATAAAACAAGCTGAAGCAGAAACAAAAATGAAACTTGCCACCGGTGAAATTAGCTGGGAACAGGCAGCAATTGAGGCCAGTTCTGACAGTTGGAAAGACGAGGCTTGGACGCTTTGTTTTATCGCAATTGTGCTAGGAAGCTTCGTGCCTTGGCTACAGCCTTACATGAAGCAGGGCTTTGAAAATTTACAGGCTGCACCCCAGTGGTTTAGTTGGGCAATGTACGCTTCAATAGCTGCAAGTTTTGGAATACGTACAATGAAAGGATTTAATAAATGAGTTTTAAGTTAAGCAGACGCAGCCTGGACAGACTAGAGGGTGTAGACGAGGATCTACAGTCCGTAGTTAAAATGGCTATTACATTATCAAAAGTAGACTTTGGAGTTATTCAAGGCATGAGAACCCTCGAACAACAGAAGGAGCTCGTAGCCTCTGGGGCCAGTCAAACGCTAAAGTCTAAACATTTAGAGGGTAAGGCCGTCGATCTTATGGCATACGTCAACGGACGAGCTTGCTGGGAGCTCAATGTATATGATGATGTAGCAGACGCCATGAAAGAGGCAGCCATACAAGTAGGCGTTCCTATTTGTTGGGGAGCTTCATGGGGCACACCCCAGGCTAAATACCCAATGGATATTCGTAAGTGGGAAGGCACAATGGAAGAGGCTATGAATGCATACATAGACCTTAGACGTTCTCAGTCACGAAGACCATTTATGGACGGTCCTCATTTTGAGAAAATAGACTAGGTATCACCCTCGGGCCGTATCTTCGGCCTAGGTACACCCTTACTCATTTTGTCTGTTTTTTTGCAGAGCATCGCCTCTGCGTCTAATTGTATGTAAAGTGGACCGTTGTCTATCATTGCCTCTAGACACATCTTTTCGCTTTCATACCAAATCACGGTAAAAACATTTGTATTCGCCACAACATAATAAATAAAAAGTCCAGTAATATATTCCATTGTTTCAACCACTCTTTCTGTTAGATAGAAGTTCGCGACGGCGAAGTTGTAATACTCTGGGTGTACTATAACACAAAATCGCCGTCGCACGAATTACCTAGGTAACCCGTATCTGCTTTTCACCTGTACTACTGCCTGCCTCGAACAACCTAGCACCTGACCACACTCTTTTGGTGTAAGACCTTTTTTTAAAAGTAGATTAACTTTTTTGGCTTTATCAGAAAGTTTTAATATTATCTCAGGCTCTTCTTTTACGTCTAAATCGTTTATAATCTTATAAGACTGATATGAATTGCGCTGCTCTCTTTTATCTTTACGCTCTTTTTTACGCAATTCTAACCAAGCCCGGCGATAAGCATTTTCGTACATTTGAATCATTAGATTACTTTTCACTGAGCTTCCTTTCCAACATATCAAGTAAGGTCAGCGTCTCATTACTGTGGTGGACATTGTGGCTTCCAGTACGTTTTTGGTCATCCCTAACTATTTCAACTTTTCTTCGCAATCTCAGTAGAATTGTTTTAACTTCTTCATTCATATTAGTTCTCCATAAATTTATTTATGGTGCATACATAAAGTTAACACAAAATAAAGGCAAGAAAAAAAAAGCCCCACGAGAGAGCAGTGGGGCTTAGTTTGGGAGAACAGTAAATATGTCGAAACATTAACTGCGGTAATTGACTGATAACACGAAGCAATTTGCATTACAACTTTAACTGATTTAAAATGTATAAAAATGGAGGGAACCATGCTTACAATAGAACAAAAAGAACTAGTTGAAAGATTATCTTTACCGCACAGAGTGCCTAATCCAGTTGCTTTATTTAAATTTTGTGAACAAGCCGCTGAGTTAATTATAGATCTCGATAAAAAGCTAGACCAATCCCAGGCAAAAAAGACAAGTAAATCTAAAACTTAGTCGGGTATTGTAAGAAGTCCACCAGTCGATCTAAGTAGCTGTTCTTGCATAATTTTAGATATGGCATCCTGTGAAGACATGGGGAGTAAGTCCTGCTGGCTTCTGGCAATATATCCCGGGATAAAGTCTTTTACGCTTTGAGCTATGCCGCCAATGTCTCTACGCCCGGCGGCAGACACTGTAGGCAGCGGTGAGAGTACTTCTGACGCTGCCCTTGATATGTCGGCCACGTCTGTGCCTCTAAGCCTGGTGGTGGCTGTTACGCCCTCTCTAACCTTGACGGCGGTATCTAATGAATTTGGCGTAATTAAGCCGCTGGCTGCATCCTGCCCCTTGCCTGACACTGCCCTCTCAGCCGTTAGCAGAGCCCTGTAATCGGTACGTGTTTTTTGTAATGTAGGCAAAAGTTTTGGATTATACTTTAAAACGTTACGCTCGATCATATCGTCAACAACTTCTAAGACGTCATTGGCTAAGTTGTAGTTTACCTGATCTTGATTTTTAAGAGATGACTGCATAACTTTTTGCAAATCAAATCTAGCTAATTTAAGTTGTGCTACAGAAACAGCTTCTCCTGATACTGAGTTATCAGAGAATGCATCTATTATTTTTTTAGTTTTTCCAACGATTTTACCTTGAGAAAGCATTTCATTTGCATCATCAAATAAAGTTAAAAGTTTTTCGCCTTCACTTATTTCAAAGCCTTCTTTTACAGACGCCTCTGCATCATCAAAAACTTTACCAAGTTCTTTAGCTCTTTTGTCAATTACATTAGGAGTTGCCACGCCGTCTTCAATCCCGGCTCTTTGCAGTACCATTTTTGTTAAGTCTGTTTTCTGGCTAAGTGTAGGCTCGACCACATCCTCTAATTTTTGCAGAGTTGCAGATCCCACTTGCTGCCCGGCGCTAATGTCTTTCATTCCCATTTCTTTTAATAGATCTACGTTCTGAGCTCTCTGTGAGCCCGGTACATTAGCATAAATTTGATCGGGAGGGCCAAGTGTCATTCTTCTACTAATTGGCTGCGTGATAGAGCTGGCTACTACTGGAGTGGCTAATGCCGCCGCAAACCTTGCCAGCTCTTCATACTCAGGCGCATAATTTCTAGCAGTCTGACCGGCTGTTTCACTTCCCAACGCCGGGACCAAACTCTGCACTATAGATCTAACTGGTCCTCCGATTGGTAGTGCCGCTGCGCCTCCAGCAAATTCCGCTATCGTTCCAAAATATTCGCCGGGGACAGTTTGAGGCTTATACTCAGTAGCTCCGCCTGTTACGTCTGCAATACCCTGTCTAAAACTTGGGGGATTTTTTGGCAATAGGCCAGCCGGACCAAATAATTTACCGAAATCTTTCATAATATCTGAATAGTAGTCTAACTTCTCACCCTCTACACCCAGAGTTCTCATAAGATTTACGGCTTGATCAACGCCAAACTCCTGAGCCATAGGCAGTAAGTTAGCAACGAAGTCTAAGGCTGCTCCTGCGCCAGCTCCGGCCTTCGGTAGAGATCTAAGTATATCCTCTCCCGGGTCGACTTCCAGCATCGCCTCAAGTCTTAATTTTTCAACTTCTAACTTCTCAAATTCCGCGTCCATTGTTGCGGCGTCAGCATCACCCTCGGGTGTGTTGGCGTTAAGCGCGTTTCTGATCATAGTCCCAAACTCTTCTTGAGACTTTTTTACTTGATCTAATTTAGCTTGTACTTTTTGTCTATCTGCCATTTATCTACTAGCCATTATTAGGGGGGTTGAGCCATTTATCTCTAAGATCTTGAGTGTCTTTTTCAGCTTTTTCATATGTTGGGTTTTTCTTTATAGCGTCATCAAAGTATAACTGAACCTCTTTAATAGCGGCTCTTATATCTGCCTCACTACCTCTGCCCTCAAGAACAGATCTAATTCTACTTTGCGCTGCCTTACCTTGTTTAGTTTCGTTTTCAGTAATCTGGCCGCCACCTTTTAATTTCTGAAAAATTTCTAAAAAGTTTAAACCGTCTAACTGATCCACTAAACTATTTATGTTGGTATATTTTGGAGCTAACCCATACTCTGAAAAAATACTGTTAAAGAACCCTTTAACTCCTGCGACTTGACCTAAATCTTGCTCTAAAAGAGCATCAATTAAATCCAAGCTGGTTGATGCAGAGGATGCTCCCTCTTCTAAAGTTTCAATTTCCTCAAGTCTTTTATAAAGGTTATCAACTTGAAGCTTTATAAATGGCTCCATAGATGGGCTGACGGCCAACATATTTGTCAAATTTGAAATTGTAGATCGTATTTGATCTGGATCATTTAATGTGGCAGCATTTCCCATACCACCCATCATAGAGCCAATCATATTTCTCTGAGCTAGGGCATTTGCAGTTTTTCTTTGCTGGTCAGCTCTATCTGTAAAATTAGTCATTAATCCTGCAACGGCTGTTCCCTCTTTACCCTGTAAGGCACGCCCGGCGTCGGCTATCCCGGCAAAAGCCAGCATACGCTTTTGATCCGCTGTGTAGTTTTGGCTGGCTGGCTTCATAGACGCCTCTGACTGCTGCTTCATTAGCTCTAGAAGCTGCTGCATCTGAGGGTTCATTCCAGTGACACCAGCTCCTGCGCCACCAGCTCCTGCACCACCAGCTCCTGCACCACCAGCACCGCCACCAGCACCATTAGCTGCAACCGGGGTAATTTCTGGCTCTACATTTCTTACTTCCAGCTCAGGATCTACTGTATTTACACCAAGGGATACCATCTCTTCCATTGTGGCAAGTTCACCAGCCATAGGCTTATCATTTGGGTTTTGATAAAAGTTTAAGGCTTCTAATTTTAAGATATCATCTGCTGTAAGAGAATATTCCATTAGCCAACTCCGAATGGGTTTTTAGTTATTCCAGATCCAGCAAAAGCTGCAAACGGGCCCATACCGCCCATGCCAAGGCCGCCAAGCGCCTGTAGACCCATTCCGAATGTCCCCATAGGATCTCTAGTAGTCGTAGTACCAATCCCGGCAGGAAACGCCTGGGCTCCTCCACTCAACACTCCAAACTGTGTCAATGGGAATTGCATTTCAGCTAAATAATCATTGTATGCGGCGTCTAGATCTGCCTGAGTTAAGGCTCTCTCAGTCTCCCCGGCTGCCATTTGCGCCCCTAGTATGTCTCTCGTTGACTGTAGGCCCTGCAAACCGCTTGCGGCGAGTGCACTAGCAGATCTCATTGCAGACTGGTCCTCTGCCCCTAATTGTCTACTGGCTAAGTCATACGCCCGGGCGTCTAGTGCAGCCTGTCGCTCACCCTCGTATACGTCTCTCCTGTCGCCAAATGCATTTGCCTTTATAGCCTGAGCCTCAGTGCCTACGCCCTGCTGTGCAAACTGCCTATTAAGCATAGGAGCCATTTGGTCCTGTATATTGCCAAGCATAGCCATGCGCTCTTGTGGCGTCCTATTTGCTATACCTCGATAAACGCCAGAAGCCTCGGCTAATTCAGACGGAAGACTTAGTGCACCGTAACCGCCTAGTGCATCTTTTTGAAGTTGAGTTAAGCCAGCCACTCTGTCGCCGGTAAACTGCTCAAATTCCATATCAGCTATTTTATCAGCTCCAGGTCTGATAATGTCTTCAATGTAACTTTCCTGCATAGGATCCATTGTACTAGTTTGGCTCTTACTGCCCATTTTAAAACTCCATCTCAAAGTGACGATATGTTTCTTTAAATCCGTTTGCTTTTGCAAACTTAGAGAAACCTATACGTCCGTCTGCTTCTATTGCATCTAATTTACCTTCTTTTGCAACCTTTTTCAAAGCGTTTAAGGCTGCATTCATCCAAATTTTCATATCGGCTCCACCCATAAATTCAATAAATAGTGTGTTTCTGTTAGGGTGCTTTACGACGCTTGTAGTAAAAGCCGCAATTAGCGTGTCCTTTAAATATACGCCCCAAATAAGGCTACGGCCTTCGAATATATCAGCGACTACATCCTCCATAGAGACATTACGCTCATTTGCCTTTATAGAGCTTTGCAGTAATGGTAAGACTTTTTGGACAGACGCCTCTACATTATCTACCATAGGCTCAATAGTTATCGTGGCCTTCTCTAATGGGAATTCTACAACATTATTCAATATTTATCCACCCCACCATTTACCATGTAGAAAGAGCCACTCGCTTCCAGATAACTGAAGACCCGTTATAATTGCCTACACAAACATAAATGTAGTTTGTATCCCAGCTAATCATCCCGGTAACGTCGCCAGCGGATCCTGTATTTGCCGGGGGCGTCGCGTGCTTCATAGCAATTTGTCTAAAAGCATTATTGTGGCTTACTATCGGGTAACTATTAACATCGTCCCATAAAAAAACACCATCGACGGATGGGTTATCGTCAGAAGTCTTAAAAAATAATTTACCTAAATTTCTAGTCAAAAATAAATTTAAATCTCTGCCCCACTGTCGCATATCGAGGCCAATTGGTGGAGGTGTGACCGGCATCTACCTTCTACCTCCAGCCTTAGTTTCAAGTCTCATAGTTCCAACGCGCCACGCAGTAGCCTGGTCACCCTCAACTCGCATTCTTAATTGTCTACCAGTAAATCTTACTGAAGTTGGGTTGCTTGGATTAAATGGTCCGTGGGTTGTCTCCGTATCATTTGGATAAAATCGTGTTTTAAATTTTAAATCTACATCGCCCTGTGTTTTCTCATCGGGGATAATGTCGGTGATTTTCGCAACTTGATCACCTTTTCCAATCGAAATCGGTCCTGTTTCACAAAAAATTGAACCGCTATCATAATTTAAACCCTGTTCGTGGTTCCAAACTAAAACAGGCTCTATCACGTTTGCTGTTCCACCCATTCCGCTATGGTTACTGCAATAATAATAAAGTGTTGAAGGAGTGCTATCTGTGACTGTTATTTCTGTGTAAGCTCCTGGGCTCCCTGGCGATCCTGTTGTTACGACATTTGTGCTATAAGCAGAACCACCGCCATGCGTACCGTTTGACGTTGTAGAAAACTGGAATGGATGCCCGATATTAGAATTATCAGATTGGTCAAACCGATAAGTGTTTCCTTTTCTTAATGTAAGTGTTGGGGCTGCACCAGAATGATCTGATATAAAATACTTATTGCCACCACCACTTGCAGCTACAGTTACATTATAAGTTATATTCTCAGTATATTCACCGCTTAAAACTGGCGTTCTAAATACACCTCTAGAAACGCCGCCTGTTCTTGACAGATTGCCAATTAGCCAGTGACCCTCCAATAAATCGTATGCAACATATCTGTCTATCTCTAAGCTATTTGCAGACGGATAAAACCACCAAACTTCGCTAAATTCTGTATTGCTAAACGCCCAAATTTTTGATTGTTGGTTAACATTTATATCGTCAAAAATATAGTCATGAACTTCGCATGGAAGCTCTTTAACGCTAT